TGTGCCAATAATAATCCCATCGACTGTATCCGCTCCACATTATGCCTACTAACATGTCTTCGGCTGAATATTCTTGTTTGAGCAGTCTATCAACTTCGTAAATTATACTGCGTGATATCAAACCGTTGCCTTGACTACTCCAACCTTTGGATATCATAGGAATATTAATGTATCTTTGTAGATGTCTCGGCCAAGTGTCAATGTGGTCTGATATACATTCTGCAAAACTACATCCGCTGGTTAATAATATCATCGTAGTTTGATCGCCTTATAGTTTTGATCATAAGTCCAACTAAGTTTAAAGTAGATAACATCTAGTTCATTTTGCAAATACAAAAAATTATAATATGAATCACCATCAATATCATTTTCTACTAACCATGCATCATACTGTGATTTTACTTTGAAGGCACGATGTGCTCCATTAATCCAACTGTCTACAGGGATTTCGATTCTCCAACTATATTTTGTATCAAAGTCTCTAGAATTTTGACTGGCCATGTTTTAGGTACCAGTTAGTTGCATGTAATCTTTGCATGGCTACCAGAATAATCTTTATTTGTATCAAACATAAAAATAGTTAGTTGGCACACACCCAAAACTGGTGCTCCTTGACAGAATCGAACTGCCAATTGATGATTACAAATCAACCGTTATACCGTTTAACTAAAGGAGCGTCGTGCTTTTAATTATAACTTAGAACAGTGCGTTTTGCAAACTTGATCAGCAGTTTTGTAATCTTGTGCATTTTCTATAAATTGTGTATGACAAGGCAAAAATGCAAAATTTTTATCTGTTATATGCAACCGGTTTTTAAAGAATACAGTTTTTCTTTTGGTTCTTTGAGCGGCTGTGAAGCAACAAGGATACAGAAATCCTTCTGCGTCAATGTACATTGCTTTGTGTGTAATACACTCTGGTTGCATATTTTGCCCTTCATGCTGTTTTGTGGTATATTTTTCATCAGGCATATAACCTTGTACGCTGTCATCTTGCCATCTGTGACTGTTAAGTATTCTGAATTCATCTATACCCAATGTCTTAGACAGTTGTTCTGCTTCTTGTATCTGATCCTGATTGTATTTGAACACAATGTATTGCCAGCAAGTTTGCACATAAGATTGGCTGGTGATTTTGATTGCTTGTTCTACCTGTTTCCAGTTAGAATTAATTCTATAGACATGATTGTTGCTAGGCAAGCCGTCGATAGCAAACGTAATTTTATCTTTTGCACTTAAAAAAGTACACAATTCCTTCCAAAATTTTGGAGTTTTTGCTGAGCCGTTTGTATGTATGTGTAGAGTACTGCCTATGGCTTTTAATGCTTGTACTAGATAAATGAACTTTGGATGGTAGATAGGGTCACCATTATTTCCACACAGTGTTATGTGTTGATTAGTAAATTTGTTGTCTAAAAAAAAGTTTATAATCTCATCAACATCTAAATCATGTATAAGACTTTTTTTAAATGTTTTCTTAAACCAAGTTCTGTCACAGCCTGGGCATTCTAAAGTACATCTTGAAGTTGGTTCAATATGCCATTTTTGTGGAGTGTACATACATTTATGTACCTTATATTTGATCCATAGTTTCAGAAATAGTATTCATAAACTGCTTGTAATCATGATCTGACATAATATAAGGCAAGCAATAGCACACACTGCTAACATTTTCGCTCCCAACTTCCAGCATGTAACCTTTTTCTCGCATTACTCGAACAAACTTGAATGCTTGTGACATTCTAGTAAATTGTATTGCACCCATGCAACCTATGTGTCTGTGTTCAACTAGTTTTTTGTGAGTCAACGAAATATTAAATCTTGAATGATCAAATCCTTTTTTACACAGTTTTAACATTTCTAAACCAACTGCACTTCCGATCGGATGTCCGCTGGCAGTAAAACCATGATTAAAAAACTTTATTTGATCACTGACTTTTTTGTTTAGCAGTGTGGCAGATAATGGAAAGTAACCATTACTGATACCTTTGCCTAACACCAAAATATCAGGCTTAAAATTGTAATAATCTTGTGCAAACATCGGCCCAATCTTGCCAAATCCAGTGACTGTTTCATCGAAGATAATCAATATATCTTGATCTTGTGCTTGTTTTAGTAGTTTGAATACTTCTGGAGTGTATTGATACACACCTCCGGCTGCTATAATTGGTTCGACAATAATAAATGCTACGTCTAAATTAATTAATTGTTCCAACTCGTGTGCATTTGCAAATTTATGTGTTACTAATGGATCTTGTATATTACCAGCCCATTTGTTTATTTTGTGATCACTTGCATTTGCTGATAGTATTGTAGAACCGTGATAACTGTGCTTGCCTACAATGCATTGATTGGTGCTTGGATTTATGTGCAGAGCAATTTTTATTGCTGTTTCAACTGCGGCACTGCCCGACGTAGTAAAATATACACGTTCGGTATTGGTAATGTCGCAAAGTTCTGTGGCAAATTTTTCTGTTACTTCATTGTTGGTGTGTAGATAATTGCTATAGTAGGGATTAATTAAACTTTGTTCATATGCCGCAGTTTTTAGAGTGTCTTGACTGTACCCTAATGGAGTACACCATAGTCCACTCAATGTATCAACAAGTTTTGTACCGTCTTTTAGTTCAATAGTGTAATCATAAGTTTTTCTTACCAACTGACTGTTGATGTTAAATTTTTGGAAACTGTTTATTTCTCGCATTTAACGTCAATTATATATGGTTTAAGGCTGTGTGTCAATGGCCGAGTGGCCACACGTAAGAGGTATTATAACCCCATACGTGTAAGTTCTCTTTGTCTGTATTCTAAGTCAGTAAGATCTACTGATTTAGCAAGATATGATTCTGCCCACTGTCTTCTTCGATCGTAATTACTTGTTAACAGTGAGTCTAATATTTTTTTCAATATTTTCAATTATTTTCCTCCATTTTATTTCATAGTGTGTGTCATGTGTTATGCATTTTGGATTGTAACCTAAATTAGTCATGTTGTTATACATTCTCCAAGCCTGCCCCCAACTCTTGCTGGTGTAAGTCTCTTCCTTCACCCTACTCTTTTGCTCTTGTTGACTGGTTTGATTGTGCCAGCAAATTTTATTCTGAGTGGATTTAGGATAGAATTTTTGTAATCTTTAGTTTTTGTCATTTTATCTCTTTAGATGCGATAATGTTTTGGGGGTGTTCCTCGTTTTTTAAGTTCGCTGTACGCCCAATACCAGTCAGTCCCATATTCGGTTCTGCAAAAGTGTTCGATACCTTGATCAGGATTATTAAACAACATATTGCTAAACATACGACTAAGTTTCTTAAATTTCTTAAATTTCTTAAATTGTTCGGCCATTGTATTCCTTTCATTAACCAATGTACTTGAATGCTTTTTCCGGATTTTTCATTTGTCCTAATTGCATCATCTTGCTTAGGTTAAAAAAAAGTTTTGCAATGTAGTTTAGTTTTTCTATGTAGTTTAGTTTTTTCATGTGTCTCCTATAGACTGTTGTTACGCTCAGTACTAATTTATACTAGAAGATTAATAAAATACAGTGTTAATAGACTATGACTGTTGTGCAAAAAAAACACAACTATTATTCACATACGAATTATGCGATAATTTTATAGGCTAGCATCTTCCATGCCAGCGACTCTTAATTTTACAATGTTAGTAATATGCCACTGTTTTTGATCCAGTGCTTTAATAATACCCAACCATTTGTTTCTTAGCAGTGCCCATTCATTTACTATGGCTTCGAAGTCACACACTTCGTCTTCGCCTTCTGCATATTTTTCAGCATCACGTGATGTAAGAGCACGTTGATAATTTTCTAAATATTTTTTATAGTGTTTGGTTCTTATTCTTCGATGTTGTATTTCTAAATGTTTCAGTATACCTTCAACTTCTTGCAGTTGTCTAAATCGTGATTCTACAACACCAGGCATTGTTGCTGATTGTTTTTCTATGTTGCCATGAAGTTTTACTTCGTGTGAAGCCACCTCAAGTTCTGTTTCATAGTAAGCAATAGCGTCTGGGATTTTAGATATGTTTTGAGTTATTTGTGAAAACCAGTTCATTAACGTTCATACAGTTCTTCTTCATCATCTTCTTCAAGATCAAGACTATAACGGATTGCTTCATCTAGTTCATCGTCGTGGCCAATCATTTCTTGTATGTCTTCGTCAAGTACGCCATTATCCATGGCAATATCTACAAATCTTGTTGCGACAATGGCTTTGTCTTTTGCAGGTACGTAGGCCTTAATCAAATTCCAAGTATCAACTAGCATCTGCATCTCCATCTTCTTCTACAACAGTTTGTTCAACTGGCTCCTTTATAAGTCCATTACTTACCTCTTGCATGACAATTTCTAAATTATCTTTGCCCCAGGCTTTTCTGTAATCTAATATTTCTTTGCCTTCTATTGTTGTATATTTTAATCTATTTCCCTGCTGTTGAATTAGACCTTTTTTCTCAAACAAGTCCAACAGTCCTGAATATGGGTCCATTCCTGTTTCATACGGAATTTTTAGTTGTACTCCTTCGAACGGCTTTGCAAATCTTGTTTTCATAACTTTACAAGCGGCTCGAATACCCATAACTTCTGAAATTTTATTACCGTCTTCGTCCTCTTTCAGTTTAAGTTTTTTCATAGCGACCACAATACTTGATGCATATACAAATCCTTGTCCACCTGATATTTTATCATCTGGGTTAAACATGTCTTGTGATGCATATGTGTGATTGGTTGCTACCATACCCACGTTCAAAGTACCGAACATGTTAACACAATTTCTTACAAGTGCTGTTAGTGCCTTGGGTTTTCTACCTAGATCACCTTTCATATCACCCTTGTTAAACTGATCTACATCAGTCGGGGTCATCATCATACCAAGCGAGTCTAATACAAATAGTACTTTTGGTCTTTCTGAAGGATCTTTATCACCGTAATCTGTTTTGTATTCTTTAACAAAGTTTGATATTGTCTTTGCAACATCATCTATCATGCTCATGCTCAATCTTAACAGTTTATCTTCTGCTGTATCAACACCAACGGCTTTGAGCCATGCTTCATCTAGTGCATTTTCTGAATCTACTAGAATGACAAATATACCTAGTGCTTGTGCTTCTCTTATAATATTGCCTGAACAAATATAAGATTTACCAGAGCCAGATTCTCCTGCAAATACTGTAACTTTGCCTAGCGGAATGCCTTTGTAAAAATCTCCAGATATCAAATAGTTTAGTGCATGATTGCCAGTAGATATCCAATCAGTAGGATCGTTGAATCCTATACCTAAGCCATCAATAGACTTAGTAATACTCTTTCTAAATTTTGTTACGTCAAATGGTTTAACCATATTTTATACCTCTCTATTATTATATGTTCTATACAAGGGTGTGTCAACGGGGGTATTTCTACCCCCGATTGATTTATTTTTGTTGTCTTGCACGAATCATAGCAAGTATGTCTTCTGCTTTTGAATTACTTGGTGATTCAGGTTGTGGTGCAGGAGTTGCTTCTACTTGAGGTTGTGCTTGAGGTTGCGGAGTTGCTGGAGTTGGTGTAACTGGCAATGCAGTTGTACCACTTCCTGTAGCAGGTGCTCTTAACCCAGCAGGCCTAAAGTATTGTGAATACTTCTCAGCGTCGTAAGGCTCGCCATCTACTGATGCTCTAAACATTTCTTCCATCACTTTAAGTTCAACTTCTGTAGGTTTCTTTGGTAAGAAGTCTCCCATATTGTGTAAACCATGTGCTTCGATGGCTTGATTCTGTTCAGCAGTAAGTGGAGAAGTTTTTCTTGACCACTTAGAAGTTGAATAATCAGCATAACCACCTTTTGTAGTTTTGTTGATTCTAAAGTCAACACCTCTAGTATAGTCAGTTGGAAGATCTTCCATTTCTGGATCCATTAGTGCAGATTTAATAATATTAAAGATCTGTGGACCTATAATAAATCTTCTAATTGGATTGTCTGGTGTTGCATCTTCTTGTAGCGGCGAATTTACTACAAACCCTTGAAACACATATGAACGTTTTTTCCAATATTTTCTACCAAGATCTTCTAATGATTTGTCTTTAAACCACTGTCTAACCTCTGCAAGTATTGGACAAGCATCGCCATACATTTCCATACAAGGCACTTGTACCTGTACAGCACCTGCAGAAGCATCACCTTTTACTGAGTTGAATGGCAATTTAATCATTGCTCTTTCTACCCAGAAAAATGTATTGTTATGATCTTTATCTGGTAAAAATCTTAATACTGCTTCTGAATTTTCTGGAATGTTCCAGTGTGCATATATTGCATTGTCGCCGCCTTCACCTGAAGGTTTTGATGTTTGAGCCTGCAATTTTGCTCTTATTTCTGCTAGTGTTGCCATAATGTAAGCCTCCTTTGTTGCCTAGTGTGTATTATCACTATATCTGTATTATATACAGAAACTTGTATCTATGTCAAGAATTATTTTTAATTGGCAAAGGGATTGGCATATTGTGAGCGTTTAACTTCTTCATCGTCAAGATTTATTTCCATCTCACTTACTCTTGCATCAATCCATGCTTCGAACTGTTCTGATTCGTCTTTGTATTTTCTCTTGTATTGTGTTGCCAGTTTGCCTTTGTCTATTTCTTGCCCTTTGATATTTTTAAATGCCTTAATGTCTTCTGGTGATTTCCTTACTTGATCTGCATATTCGTCATCTATTTTAATCTTTTTCATGTCTTGCAAATATATGTTTGCCAGTTGGATTGCTGTGCCTTTTAATCTTTTCATTTCAGGATTTGGTTTTGAAAACAATTCACCACTCATTGATAGTTGTTGTTCCATGTCAGATGCAAAATTTGCTACAGCATCATCTTCTCGATTGGCTGAAAGAAATCTTGAAGCAATGTCTCTCATGATAGTGCCTAATTTTGTTTCTAAATCTTTTTGTTGTGATCTTAAACTATTTTGTAGTTCGTCTGTGCCTCTGTCTTTTTTAA